GTAACTAAGATTAAAGAAACAAAGAAAACTCAATGTTTCAGTTTTGAAGTTGTCATGATGGTTCATGTAATCGCCGATAATGAAGCGACTGCTAAAACTCAACTTGATGACAAAGGTGGAATCGTCACAAAGCGTGATGTAAAATTAGTCAATACACAAACTCTCTACGGAGAAGAAAAGGAATAATAATGGCTCATTATGCGAAAGTAGAAGATGGGGTCGTGACACAAGTTATTGTTGCCGATTCTAAAGAATGGTGTCAGGCGAATTTAGGTGGCGAGTGGATACAGACTTCCTATAACACTCAAGGCGGAGTAAATAGCCGTGATGGTGGAACTGCTCTGCATAAGAATTATGCTGGAATTGGATACTCATGGGACGGCACAGGTTTTGCTGCTCCTCAACCATATCCATCTTGGACAAAGAACTCAACAACTTACCTATGGAACGCCCCAACTCCTATGCCAACAGATGATAAGCGTTACTCATGGGACGAAGATACCCTCGCTTGGGTAGAAGTAGAATAACTAAGGAGTAAATCATGGCAGGTACAACAACTAAGGGGTTTAGATACCCAACGGCGGGTGATAACCCTGCCATTCATACTGACTTCCTTAATTTAGCAACAGATATTGATAACTACTTTAATGCGCCACAAGTTACAACAAGCCTTGTATTTGAGGGTGCTACCGCAGATGCTTTTGAAACTACACTTACAGTTGTAGACCCAACGGCAGATAGAACTATTACTTTGCCAAATGTAACTGGAACAGTAGTTACAACAGGAGATACTGGAACGGTAACAAATACTATGTTAGCCAGTACATACGCAACAGATATTTCTGCTTTAGACCGTGCTAGACAAACTGCATTTATGCTTGGTGGAATGTAATGACTTTTACCTACTCAAGTGACCCGTCTACCTCAACCCGTAATAAAGTTCGGTTTCTTATCAACGATGTTGATTCTACCGATGCTCTTTTTAATGACGCTGAGTTAGATTATTTAATTGCTGAGTGGGTAGATGTATATGAAATTTGTCGTGCGGCGTGTGAAACTCTTGCTTCTCGTTTCAACCGTTTAGCAGATTCAACTTCAAAGAGCGTAGGAGACATTTCGGTATCTGAGTCGTATTCTGCTAAATCAAAACAATACACAGACCTTGCCGAGAATTTTCTTAAGCGCCGTATGCGTAAAACTCCTCCTCGTCCATTTGCCAACGCCGATTCTCTTAAATCTACAAATGACAGACTTGTTACGGATTACAATACTGATGCTTATGCTGGAATTCACGACAACCCTAACAATGTCTATGACCGCCGTATAGTTGAATAGGGGTAGCCAATGGATGCTATCTATACCAAAGTTGCAGAGTTCCTTACCGACTCTGTTGTTTTTACCGCCAAAACTTCAGTTGATAAATATAACAAACCTACTTTTAGTGGAGACACCACCGTAACTGGTCGTTTAATTTACGGACAAACAAAATCTAAAGATGTTCAAGGTCAAGAAGTTGTAGATATTGGGAGATTTATTACTAATGGTCCCGCCGCAACAATTACGGTAGGTCATAAAATGGTCGTCGGGGCGGACACCTTTACAATAAATGCAATAGATAAAATCAAAGACGAAAACGGAGCGCATCACGCCGTCATCAGATTTGGGCGTTAGACATGGCAAAGTCGTCTTTTACACTCGACTTAATCGGCGACCAAGAGTTAGTTAATGCTCTTAAGGCTGGTGCGCAAGATACCCCTCAAGCAATAGCCCAAGCAATTTATGAAGAAGCCAATGTTATTTTTGCTAAATCACAAGTTCTAGTTCCAGTAGATACTGGAGTTCTCCGTGGTTCAGGCGGAGTCTCTGCTCCACAAATGGGCAACACAGGTTATTTTGTAGATATTTTTTATGGTGGTCCCGCCGCTTCTTATGCTCTTTTTGTTCATGAGATTATTGGCAACTATCACAATCCACCGACACAGGCTAAATACCTTGAGCAACCAGTCATGGAAGCAATGTCTACAATCCAAGAAAACATAAAGGGTAGAATTATTGACATCATACAGAAAGGGCATAGAAACTAATGGCAACTATTCTTGAATCAGTAGGTGACTATTTAGTTACTAATAGCCAAGGAACTCTTGGAACTAACATCTTTTTAGGAACTCTTCCTGAAACACCTGACGCTTGTGTAGCAGTTTATGAGAACGCTGGAAATTCCCCAACATTTACTATGGGGTCAGGCGGTATCAGAATTGACTACCCAATGCTTCAAATTATCTGCCGAGCAGGTAGAGAAGATTATCCAACGGCTAGAGACAAAGCAGAAACAATTCGCGTTTTACTCGCGTCGGTGCTTGAACAATCGGTCTCAGGGGTGCATATTATGAGGATTGAACCGATGGGTTCAGTAAATATGTTAGGAGTAGACCCGAAGTACCGCCCACTAATCTCGGTGAATTTCCGATGCTTAGTGAGAATGTAAACGAGGAGCCAACGGCTCCGCAAGAGAGAGTGGTAGACCCGTATGGCAGAAACGCAACAACCGATGAGTTCCAACGATGCTGGAAATGTGACAGGCTCCTCTTCGAGAGTGCAACGCGCCCGTGGAGTATCCGATGCCCAAGGTGTAAATCCAAAAATAAATCAGGATGATTTTTTTAGGGATTTAGATTCTTTAGTTGGTTTTGATAGACAACAGACTGGTTGTTCAATCGGCAGATTAGTTGCAAAATTAGATGAACCTTTGCGTTCTAAACTTAATGAAATCATGCGTAATGAAAAAGTAAACTCTGCTCGTCTTGGCGAGGTTATGTTAGCCTACGGACTTCAAGTATCTTCTAGCGATGTTCTTAGAAGGCATCGACGAAGGCTTCTAGGTAAAGACGGGTGTAAGTGTCCGAATGAGTCTTGATGACGCTTTAGATAATCTGCTTAAGACGAGTGAGATGAACTCAGTTCAAAAAACTGAACCTCGTCAAAGACAAGCAGAGTGGATGCCTGGGGTCACTTGGCAAGGTGAAGAAGGAACAGTTACTACTCAGCCAATGGAGGGCGACAACTCTCCTGATTGGTCGGGAGTTCTTCGAATGTGGGGATTAGACCCCGAGCATTTTCAAGTAGTAGAACCAGTTCTTTTCAATGTGTGGGGCGATACTTTAGGAGTTCTTAATCGCCAATGGAAGGGCAAAGTAGTTCGAAAGGGCAAACAAGAAGTTGCCGATATTGAAGCCTTAATCGAAGAGATAAAGAAACACAAACCTCGAGAGCGTAAACCAATTACAGGTGGAGCAAGCCTTGTCGTATGTGCCGCAGATTGGCAGACAGGTAAACGAGATGGTGATGGTCTAAAGGGTTTAGTTGGTAGATGGCTCCAAGCAGTTGATGATGTTGAGTTTAGAATTAAAGAATTAAAAAAGATAGGTCGCCCAATTGATTCAATTACCGTTTTATGCCTAGGTGATTTAGTTGAAGGATGCGATGGTCACTATGACATTCAGACCTTTACAGTTGAAGTTGATAGAAGAGACCAAGTAAAAATTGCTCGTCGTCTCTTAAGAGATGCTCTTATCCGCTGGTCAAAGGTTGTCCCTAATATCACCGTTGCGGCAATTGGTGGAAACCATGGTGAGAACCGCAAGAACGGTAAAGCCTTTACAACCCTTAATGACAATGATGATGTAGCCCTAGTTGAGTCCGTTGCTGAAATTTTCCAAGCCAACCCTGAAGCCTATGGTCACATTCGTTTTGCTATCCCAACAGAGGAGTTAAGTCTTACCCTTGAGGTTAATGGAAAGATTATTGGAATTACTCATGGACACCTTGCTCGTAGCGCTGGAAGTCCCGAAGCAAAACTTCGCAGGTGGATTGCTGACCAAACTCTAGGACGCCAATCAATCGGCGATTGTGACATTTTGGTCTCAGGTCATTATCATTCATTCCGTCTAGCAGATTGGGGAGGAGTCAAATGGCTACAAGCACCAGCCCTCGACGGGGGAAGCGTTTGGTGGAGACAGTCCAAGGGGGAGGTTGCGGCTGTGGGAGTGCTGACATTCCTAGTGACCAGCGAGGGAGTCTCGGACATCCAAGTATTATGAACGACCCAAGAGATATAGCCTTATATGCCGCTGAGTTGGTCTCAGGAGAGCGTCAGGACGCCTA